GGTGGAAGGATGCAAAACGGAAAGCCAAGATCATCTGGAAGTCTATCCGAGACGAGACGCTTCCGATATCTGGGATGGTGTGTTTTACACCCAGAGATAAACGTGCAAAGGAGTGTGCGTTTCGCGGCCCGTGTTTTGAAGAAATGGACTTCGCTGATTATGTCAGAGCCGGAAAAGAACGAGCAGCCCGAGAAGGGCGACGACTCCTTGACCTCTCGAAAGTTGCGTTCGATTAGCGTGGCACAAGAGTGGCAAGTTACTATCCCACTGATGATACCAGGGAAAAAATATCATTTCAGTTTAGAAGAATTACCTTGTCGAATTGGAGTGTTTGAAAAGAAAAGCAAGGTCACAATTCACGAAGCCATCGGGCCGGAGTGGTTAGTTCGACTCAGAGACGGAACTGTAATCATCGAGCGACAAATCATGGCAATAAGGAAGTTAAGTGAATACACTGTTTTTACGACACTTGAATGAATGGCCGGAGCAGATGCGGAAATGGAGAAAAGGAAAAGTGACCCATCGACTTGAAGATGCCGCTGCCGCAATAATCCGAACCGAATTCCTTGAGGCAATGATCAAGCCGCAAGCGAAGCAGTCAACTCGTTTCACTAAGTTCGGGCACGCATTCACTCCAGCAAAAAAGCGACAGTATGTTGAAGATCTTGTTGAGTGTTTCAAGTCTCATGAGATCAAACAGTTTGAAGGTCGTCTTCGCGTGACGGTCGTGTACTCATTCGCATGGCGAAAGTCGGACGCAAAGATTGCAAAGAGACAATCTTGGGCGTACATGGATAAGCGGCCCGATATCGATAATCTGTTCAAGCCAGTTGCCGATGCTCTCCAAGGTAGTAACGTGATCAAAGATGACGGGCAGATCGTCGAGGTCCGAGTCCGCAAGATCCGCAGCCCGAACGATGGCATTGCAATTAAGATCGAGCAGATCTCCGAACACGTTTAGTGGTGTAAAGCGGACCAGCATACTATAGTTTGGACCGGAAACATCATCGCCTCTAGCGGCAAATATAAGCCTCCTACCGCAGACCCCCCGCGACTTTTTCTGCAAAAAGTCTTTGTTTCCCGCTGTTTTTCCCCCAAAAAAATTTTTTAAAAAAGTGGCCCAAAGGGGTTGTATTGCCGATATAGGTTAGTATAATAAGGGCATACAAGTTACTTCAAACCTTTAAACAAAAGCGAGTCAGTCATGAGCAAGTTATTCAAGTTAAACGCAGATCAACAAAAGTGGGCTGACTTCTTCAAAGGCGCGACCGTCAAAACCAAAAGCGGAAAATTCAATTGGGAGTTGACTGGCATGATGTTCGAGTACAACAATCCACGGGCAATAATGAAGCGAACCATAATAACCCGTCACGGGGATCGAATGACTCAGCGAGCAACCATAGACCCGAGCCGGTTGCAGTTGAGCGATGGCCCGACTGAGACTGAGAAAGAGTGGACTCTGGGAGCAGATACCCCTAGCCGCATAAGAATGTAAATTAATTTTTTGATTTTTTCTAAATTCCTCTTGACAATGTAACCGATATCTGAAATATTAGAAACATACAAGTTACTAACTTTCTTCAACAAGGAAACAAACCATGTTTAACAACAGCCCACGATTCAGAACTGACGACATTAGCAGCAACCCTACGCCACGCCGAAAGAAGAACGTGGCGAATACTCCCGAGAAGCGTGAAGCAGGCAAAGCAAAGCTCGAAGCCATCGGTCTGAGCAGTGCCTGGACGATCTTTGAGACTGTCGGAAAGATCCCGACAACTTTGCAAGACAAAGTTGACAACGGCGAACTGAACAAGAAAGTCCTCGACAAGATGTTCATCGTCTTTGATATCGTGCAGCGACTTGTCAACCACGACAAGATCTCTGACAAGCAGATTAACTTCCTGGTTAGCTTGGTTTCTTTCATCGACAACTTCGATGCTATGGAAGCGAAGCGTAAGGCTGAGAAGGAAGCAGCGAATCCGGCACCCGAGGGTCGGGTCGAAGTCGAAGTCCAGATCCTGAAGATCAAAGACACCGACTGGGGAACTAAGATGTTCTGCAAGTCTCTCGAAGGGTGGACTTGCTGGGGATCACTTCCTCGCAACCTGATCGAAAACGATGGACAATGTGTCAAGGCTGGAGACGTAGTTTGTTTCACCGCTCGATTCAAGCGGGCCGACAACGACGACAAGCATGCGTTCTTCAGTCGCCCCACCAAGGCAGTCAACCTGACGGTAATTAGTTAGCACTTGACAGCCTCCCTGGGAGATGTATCCTGGGGAGGCTTTTAATAACCTTTTGATTATGGAGACGATTATGGCGAGCAGCGTACCTGAGATTGTAGAGGCGAATGTAACAAAGCCCAAGCTGACAGATCTTCGATCTATCGAGAACTGGACAGACGTGGCGTCAACATTTGTTCCTGTTCTGAAGAAAGACATGCCGGTCGAAGAGCGAAGGAACGTACTTCGAGATGTAGCAAAGCGGGCCGGAGAGATGGAGGATTCCATCCATGCGGTCCAGGGCGAAGTCTTGTACGAGATTTCCAAGAATGCCTACTGGCGGGAATGGGACTTCATCGACGATGACGGCAACCGCCGAGAGTTCAACACCTTTGACGAGTATCTGGCCGAGGAGGTCGAGATCAGCCGCAGGACGGCGTACTACGAGATCGCAGTCTATCAGAGGCTAGTGATCGAGATCGGCATCCCAGCGGAGAAGATGCGAGGTCTGGAGTGGAGCAAGGCTAAAGAGATCCTTCCGGTGATCGATGACAAGAACTGGGAACAGCTGCTCGATGATGTCTCCCGCATGCGAGTCCGCGAAGTGAAGGAGCATGTCCGCAAGCTGAAGGGATCGGTTTCCCCAGGCGGCAGCGGACCAGCGACCGCAGACTTCGAGAGAATGAACTTCATGCTGACCGAGGAGCAGGCCGACAACGTCCGGCACGCTCTCCGCATTGCAGGCGAGGAAGCAAGCAGCGACAAGACAGGTCACCAGCTGGATCTGATGGCGACTGCTTACATTGCCGAGGCTATTGGCGAAGGTGCCGAAGCGGGCATGATGCGACTCGATGCAGCGAAGCAAGCCCTGGAGCGAGCGTTTGGGGTTACGCTAGAAGTCACAGCGTTGACGGGTGACAACTTCACCGAAGACGAAGAATGAATCCTTGTTGAAGAGCCGGAGGGGTGACGGACTTGCTCGCCCCAAGCCCCTCTGGTTTTTTTTAAAAAACTTTCCGATAAGGGTTGACAAAACAAATCGAGCTATTACAATGATTGAAAAGAAGTTAAACGAGCTATTAAAGTTTTGCGATTTTCCAGTTTACATTTATCACAAGGCAACCGGATACGAGGCTTACGAGATTGACCGGATCACATTTGAAGGAGATGCAGGTTTTCGACGAAATAAATATTTGATTACGGGAAGCGACAAGTGTTCATGCATGAGTTGGATGAAGACAAAGCAATGCAAACATTTGAAGTGGCTGAACGGAGACTTTGGAAAACTGACAGGGTGTTCAATCGATACGGCACTAGAAGAGACAAACCGAATCATTGAAAACTGTGGCGAAGTATTTCCTGAATCTAGAGAAAAGTGGTGGCTAAATGCCGAAGATTATGACGATACAATCAATGCGTTAGTTTTACGTTTTACTGAACCTTTGGATATGAGTTTTTTAGTTTCAATCAGAACCTTTGAAGAGACACAACTAGGAATTGTGTACATCTTTGATCCAACCGCAGGAGTTTAATTATGGCGAGCAATCCAATAATCATTGGAGTCTATGACGAAGAGAACAGTCGTGGAGAGTTCTTCACA